AAAACGTCTTTCTTTAAACGAAATTGAGATCCGCGGAACGGACCGCACCATCGGAGAAACGGCAGAAGAAGCGCAGTTGGGTAACACTCGCCTGGGTTACGGTGAACGATTGGTTGTCCAACTTGGCCTGGTCGAGCGCGGCGGCGGACTGGGTGCGCGTGATCCAGTTGCCGGCCTGCGTCATCAGCGCCAGCCGGCTTCCCCCCGCCTCCGACACCTGGAGATCCCCCGTGGTCTGCGTCCCAATCCACATAACCGGCGATGCCGCGTTGTAGCCCACCCCAACCGAATACGGTTCGCTGTTGGCTTTGAACATGGACCGCCCGCCGGCCACCTGAAACCGGAATGACGGGTTGTCTATGCCCACCCCTACGTCGCCGCCGGTGGTGATCCGCACCCGCTCCGACCCGCCGCAGAGGAACAGGATCGGACGCGCCACAGACACAATGCTGAACAGGCTGTTGATGTCAGTAATGTAGCTGGTGAGGCTTGTAGCATTTGCGGAGAACAGGTACCCACAGCCTTTAGCCACACCACCCGCTACCTCCATGTAGGAGCCGGAAGTGTTGGACTCGGCGAAGATCTGTGTTCCTGAACCAGGGGTTACACCGGAGGAAGAAGTGGATGTCCTCACCTTCCCGCCTACCGACAGCACGCTGGTCCCGTCATCGACTATTGCCCCGATACGGAAGCGCCCTTGCGGAGAGATCTGTACCAACGCGCCCAGTGTGGAGTGCTGTATCTTCAAGTCACCGCTAGTGTCGCCGCCCGTCGTCATCTGCCAGTAATTGATGGCCCCCGCGCTCACCGCCATATACAAAGCCGCCATGCCCGTGGGCGCGGCGTCCGCACTCTGGATGTAGACGGCCCCTGTCCCGGATTGCCGGACGAGCACACCTGGCACACCCGCCGCCACCCCCACCCCAATCGTTCCCATCACCGTCAGATCGTCGCCGAGAGTAATATCGTCCGTGACATTCATGGACCCCGTCACCGTGACCGGCCCAGTGAATGTAGGCGCGACTAAGTTGGCCTTCTTGAACATTTCGGCATCGATCAGGATCGTGGTCGCGTTTAACTCATCCCCCCAGGTATCGAGGTCCGCGCCCACGGTGGGCATGTTCCAGACGTAGTTTGCTGTATTCGGCATGCTTTATCCAATCGCCGCGAAGCGCGGCTTTGCGCTGGTAGTGACCTTGGCCCGCTCGGTTTCCATGCGGATCGACTCGACGCAATCGGTGAGCGCGGCGAGAGAGAAGGCGATGCCGTCCGGATCCCGGATGAACTGGTTGGCGTACCAGAGCGCCCCGTACAGGTAGGTATCCGGGTATTTTTCGAGGAGCCAATTCGTCGGCGCCGCATCGGTCAAGGGTGGGACCTCGGCATAGTGGTCGAGTTGCGCCTCATAGGAGGTGGTGTCCGGCGCCGGCGCGAAACGCATCTGCCGGCCAACGAAAGTGAAGAACCGCGGCTTGCCGGATGGGGCGTAGATCTGTTTCTTTTCGAGGAACGTCTGCGGTGTAACGTACTCGATCTCACAGCCATCGGCATCCGTCATCGCGATGTTCTCGGCCAGCCGGAAGTTTGACGGCAGCGGCAGGTATTCGCCGGTGATGGTGAGGGGGAGAATGGATCGCTGCTCCTCACACCGCAGGTTGCGGTTGAGATACTTTTCCGCCAGTGCGATGAAGGTTTTGATCTGGACCGTCAGGTCACTGCGGTTCAGCCAGTCGGCGATCTCGGCCTGCAACTCGGTGTAGTTGGCGAAGGGCATTTATAGGTCCCCCGGCATGGTGCGGAAGGCCCGGTTATCGGGATCCATGAGCCATTTATGCAGGGCCTTCTGATCGTTGAGGATGCCCTGGCGCTGGAGATCGGCATAGACGGCCATGGGGATGCTGGCCACAACCCGCCCGCTGCCCCATCGCGGGCGTTCGCCAGCATCATTGTAGAGCGCCTTATTGCGCTCAACAATTTCAGTGACATCCTGCTCCGATTTGAAATGGAGCTTTCCGTCAATGTCGTCCGTCCATACCTCATCGGTGACGCCGGACGGCAGTTCTTTCTCGTAGATCTGGTCCATACCTGCTCCTCTTGGATAAAGCGGGAGGGGCCGTGCAGGACCCCTCCCAATCTGGTTAGGAGGATGGTTACGACAGATCGGTGACGAGGCCGTGCGCGGCCTCATTTTTGACGCGCAGGCCCCACTCGATCAGCATCAACCGCTTTTCCGCATCGCCCGTTTTGGCGAGAGGGGTGGTCGTGTAATCACGCAGGGTAACCTTCTCGGCGAACTCGGGGTCGAGCAGGAGGCAATCCTGGTTGGCGCCGCTGCGCATGTACCGATTCGGAACTACCTGGAGGGTGCCGAAATCGGACAGGTAGACATCGGCTGTTCCCTGGATGGTGGTGGGCTTGTTGGCCGGCGACTCGTACCTCTGCGCCGCGATCCCGGGGAAGGTCGAGAAGATCCCTTTTTGCTTTGGTCCCATCATCGCAATGGTGGGTTTGGCGCCGTTGACGTAGCAGAGCTGCATCGTGTCTTTTAAGAGCTGCTCCGTGAACACCCGCGCCGTGCCGTTGTCGCGGGGATCGGTGGGGACCGTGGTGTAGACCGGATTCGTACCCGTCAGGCCGAAGGAGACGTTGGTTTTGATCCAGGCCAGAATACCAGCGGTGGTGCGGGCGGTGGTGGTCGAGCCGGCGGACGCCGCCTGGTTCGACACCATGATGAACTCGACATCGCGCTTGAGTTCCGCCCCGATTTTCGACATCTGGTACTGCATCTCGTCCGGCCCGCGGCCCGCCTTCACCACCTTCTGGTTGGTGCCGGAAACGATGACCCGTTTGGACGAGATCTGCATGTAGTTGCCCAGGCGCACGGTGGGCGTGGCCGCGGGGTATGCGGTCGCGTCATAGTCCTCGCCCTCGATCTGGGCGTTGGCCGCGGCGGCAGCTAATGCGTCAGTTTGCCACTCGAAAAACGTCTGCGTGGGTTTTTGTCCGCCCGTTCCGATAGCCGTCGTAAACGGCGTATCCGTAGGCGAAATCATACTTATGACGTCGGATAAGCTCTCCCGAATTCCCTTAGTGGCGTACGTGGTGTACGTGATGTCCTTGAATGCCATGGCATTAGTCCTTTTAGAAGGCTCATAAGAATTTCCCCATGAGCGCGGCGGCGTCACGGACGCTGCCGGTTCTTTCCAGGCGCTTCAGTTGCTGCCGATGCGAAGAAGACTGAACGGGCGCGGCGTTGGAGGGGGGCGCCTGGCGCGGTACGAGCTTCTGCTGGTTCTGGACCTTGGTCCGTCCGGATACCAACTTGTCGTACATCATCGCCTTGCGCAGAACCAAAACGGTGCGGTGATCGACCACCCCTTTTAGCTCCTCATCGGAGAATCCGGCCTTGCGCCCGAAAGCGACGAGTTCTTCCTTACCCTTGCGGGCTTTCTCCTCGTCCTTCCACTCGGGAATCGCCGCGGCGAGGCGTTCGGCCTCCTCCGCAATCGTTTGCTCCCGCGCCGCGACTTCATCACGGCGGGCGCGTTCGTTCGACCAGTTCAACTGCTGCTCCAACTCGGCCACTTTTTGCTGGTGGATCTGGCGCTTGGTCCACTCGACCGAGAACTGTATCGGGTCCTCGTTCTGGAGCCGCGCCCAATCGGGTTCGACCGGCGCTTCCGTCTTGAGCTTTTGCACCATCTGGTTCGCCCAATGGGCGTACTGCTGGCGCTCCTGCTTAAGCGTGTTCAGCTCCGCCTCCACAGCCTTCCTGTGTCCGGCAACTTCCTGTGCTTTCCTGGTGTAATCGGACTGCCTTGAGTATCCGGACATCAACTCCTTCAGCGTCACGCGAGACTCTTCCCCGTTCACTTTGACGGTGTAAGTTCTCTCGCGTTTAGACTGCGGAGTTTCGTCCTCTTCCTCGTCGCTATCGTCCTCTTCCTGGTCGTCTTCCTCGCCATCGTCATCGGGGTCATCGTCCCCTTCGACATCGGCAAGTCCGTCTTCCGGGACTTCCTGGTTGTCTTCCTCCGGGTCCTGTCCTGTCTCGCCATTGGCGAGGAAAGCCCCCATGCGGGAAACAACGTCCGGGTTTGGCGATCCGTTTAATAGGTTGTCGCTCATGCATTTTCTCCAAACTTTTCACGGCGGGCCGCGGCATTCAGATCGTGCTGGGCCTTATCGCCGTTTTGTACTAAAATTTCAAGTTTCGTTCTTAACTCGTCCACAAGAAACAGCCGCTGATGCAGCGCCTCCCGTTCGATGGGGTCCTTGGACATGCGCCAGTCGCGCACGATATCTTCCCTTATGACCCGGAAGGCGTTGTCCAGGATCGGATCGGTAAGAAGATCCTTGGCACGGGCGGCAAGCCTCAACTCTTCCTCACGGCTGGTTTCAAACTGGGCCTGCATCGGGGCCTCCTTCCATCGGAGGGGTTGGGGGTTGCTGGGCCTGCTGATTCTGGATCTGTTGGACCTTGGCCTGGAGGCCCATCGCGGCGGTTTCCCGCGCCGCGTCCGCTTTGATTCCGGTAGTCTGCAAAGCGGTATCGCGGCGCGAATCCTCCTGGTAGAGGGCCGTTTCCTGCTGGCGGGCGCCTTGGGAATCCTGCTGTTGTTGCTGGGCGGCGCGGGCCGCTTGCGCTTCCTGGAATTGGGAGGCCATCCGGTCGCGCTCCAGGTTTGCCTGGATCGTCGCGATATCCACCTCGGCGCCGTATTTCAATTCCAGTTCGCGGGCCTTCAGCAGAATGTTCGATTCGTTGAGGTCACGCTCCCTATCATTCTTTAAGAGCATGTCCTGTTTCTTCAGGTCGAGTTCCGCCGCTTTCATCTGGATATCGGCCTTGATGGAATCGGCCTGGACCTGGGCGAGGATCATCGCCGATTTTTCCTCGGGGGTCGGCTCTTTCGGCTGCGGCGGGGGCGGGGTCCAGTCCGCCGGCACCTTATTTAAGAACATGCCAGGATCGACAAAACCGGCCATCTCGACCAGCTTGGCGAGGGTGGTGCGGTACTGGGAGACGGTGACGAGAGGGTTTTGGGGGCCGTAGATCTGGAGTATCTGCTCCTGCTTGGAGGCGATCAGCTGCAGGGCCTGCTTGCGCTCTTCCAAGGTGGAAGAGCCAACGGCCACGTTGATCGCCACATCGGTATCGGCGTTCCACTCGGACGGATTGACGGGGACCCAGGTGTTTCTGAGTTTGATGACGCGCTCTTTTTCCTGGTGCCGGCAGGCGAGTCCGAGAAGGCCCCGCATCATTCTCTTAAGGCCCGTCTCGGCGAAGATCCTGGCGATCAGTTCGATATGCTGATGGGCGCCGTTGACCGTCGCCGCGACGGCTGCCTTTGTTGTTGACTGCAGGGCGTCGGCATCGAGGCCCGCGGCGGCGCGGGAGATGCCGGTCCGGTCCTCTTTCACCCTGTCCCAATAATTCAACATGGGTTCGGCTTCCCGGCCCAGGTAGGGAGTGACCAGGGGCTGGCACATCCCCGGCGCACGCATGCGGATGGGTCCGCCCGTCTCATTATTTAAGACGTCGGCGATATTGACCTGGCCTTCGACAATGGCCATCCGCGGGACGATGGCCTGCGCCAGCGAGTCGAGGGATTTCCGGAGGATCGATGATTTCACCCGCTGGACGTCCATCACCTGGTCCGCAATAGAATTGCCGAAGAGAGTATGCGGCGTCGGATTCGGGCAGAAGTTCGCGAAGGGCCGCTCGGTCGCCGGCTCATTGGCGACGATCTCATAGTCCGGGCCGATGCAGCAGATCTTCCGCATCTCGGCGATGCCGTCCCCATCGTAGTCCACCCGGACGTACACCTCGGTGTAAAGAACCGGACGAGTCGCCTCGTCGGAGGACTCATCGACTAAAGAGTTGGCGCCGGGGAGACGCTGGACCGCCTCTTCCGAGTGCGAAGTGAATTCATGCAGGCCGGCGGATTCCAGGACATCGTCCCACTTGTAGCCGAGTGCCACCAGATCAGAGACGGTCAGGTAACGGCGATGCCCCACCAGGCGGGCCGAGTCCAGGCACTTCGCGGTGCGGTTGCACAAGAACTCTTCCGGCGGGATAGCGGCGATACGGATCCGCCCGGAGGCATTGGCGCGGCGGGTGATGACGATGTTGAGGGTGCCGTCCGGATTCTCGGAAACATTGGTGCGGGTGTTTTCGTCGAGTTGCTTGGCGTCCGTAATGAGCATCGCCGATGTTTCTATGGGGAGATCCTCATACTCATCGGTCACCATTTCCGCGGACGTGTCCCACCACCACGTCACCACGCCCTGGCTGCGGATCAGTGCGTCTAAGAAGGCGCTATGGAGGATCAGGAAACCGGGATTATCGACGCGAATGACAAAGTTGATAAAATCCGTCATCTGCTCTGCGACAGGCACATCATTGGGAGTTCGCGGTATGAACTCCGCGATATTCTCCGGACCCAGGAACATCCTTATTATTGAGGGGAGAATGGCGTGGACCGTATCATGCACATCCCTGGAGACGACTTTGGACCGGCCCTCCTCCTCATCCCCGAAGGGTTCCCCGTCGTAGTAGTTTGTGGCAAGGCGGCGGGGTTCGGCCAGGTCGGAGATGACCTGCTCGGCTTCCTCGATCTCATCGCGGACGATGCGCTGCAGTTCATCGTCATCGAGCGGGACCGGGCCGTTGGGGTCCGGAGGTTGTTCCACGGGCGCGCCGCCCCCCGGCACCTCACTCTCGGGATGATATTCGGGGGGTACGGCGGCGCGTGGAAAGGCATCAGAACCGGAATCGTGGTAGCGATTCATTGTTTCTGAGGGTACACGACGCCATGACGTCATGCAAGTCAGGAGGAGTTGGCGAGGTATTCTATAGCCTACGGAAAACGACATGGGCAGAAAAAAGAAAACAGAAAACGACGGCAAAGAACGCATCCCCTGCGCGTTGGGACTCCCCGATGGGCATTACCTGGAAAACGACTGGCCCGGAGGGGGGAGCGGTAACGGGTTCGACGTCAAAAACGGCGAGATATACCTGTCCCCCGGCTCTTTCGCCCCCATGGAGGCGGTGACGGAAAAACGGGACCGCATCCAGGCCCTTGTCCGGCTGCACAACAGTTGGTTCGCTGATGAGTTGGCCGGTATCGCCAAAGCGGAAGAGGAGTTCTGGGACCGGATCATGGACAAGCTATCCATTCCCCAGGAAGTCAACATCACCATCAACCGGAGGGGTGTCATCCGCAAAGTCCCGGAGAAGGCCCTGAAGGGGGAAGTCTAAACCGTGCTGCCCGCCGCCTCGAATCTCCCCTTGCCGTCGAACACAAAGACCGGCGGGTAATCGCAGCCCAGATCGTAGTAGGCCGAATCCAGCATCAAAATTACCCGGCTTGTGTCATATGGCCTGGACTCGCGCGGGCCGTCCGGAGGAAGAGAGTGGAGAGTCAGGCCGAAAGACTCCATCAGGGCTTTGAACTTTTCCAGGTCTGTCATTTCCGCGCCAGCCGCTCAAAGTCATCCTGGCGCAGGACAAAGAACCGGCCCTTACGCCCCAGCGTGTCCGCCCGGACCGCCATCCGAAAACAGGAGAGCAACTGCCCGTGCAGGAAGGCCTCATCCTCCGTCAACGTCCGTCTATGGGCTGTGCCGATCAGCACGTTGAGAAGATCAATAGCCTCCTCCTCGGACAGGGGAGGAAGGGGGCGGATATTCGGACGGTCCTTTTCGGTCTGATCGAGACTGGCGGAAAGGCTTTGTTTCATCCGCTCCAACTCTTCGTACGTCCACGGCGATTGCATCTCCCCTAACTCCCCATCGGCGCGTCCGCGCAGGCGGCGATCTCGGACCGCCGGACGTCCAGTCCCCTGTCCAGGAAACCCGGGCTGGTGGAATCCACCGTCCGTCCATAATGGCGGGCCTCAGACGAGCGCAACTCCGGGTACACCCACATTATGCCGCTGAAATGGACCCAGTCCTCCCGGCAATAGACGGCGTCCTCATAGAAGAAAACAAACCCGTTTTTGAGGATGGCCAAATACTCAAAATGATCCACGGCGGACTTATCCAGAGCCAGGTCAATAGGCCCTTGCCCCGATTCCAGCAATGCCTTCACCGCCGGATGATGGGGGCAAGTGGCGCTATGCGCCTTCAACTCTTCCAGGGTGCCGTCGAACTGACAGAATATGCATTTCATGTGGACCTGATTATACAATCCCGGCCAGTGATCGTTTCAAGGGCTTATCCCAACTGGAGTGGGGGCCGCGGCCATGAGTCGCAATCGCGGCTACGCCGGCAAACGTCAGGCAGAACGCATCGGCCGCATCGGGACTCGGGAACCCTCGCTTGCGCATCTCTTCCTTGGACTCGATCTGGATCTTTCCGTTTGACGTGATCTTGAACTTACAGGCGGCGAGTTCTCCGGAGAGCCGCTCGTCCTTGGGGATCTTACAGTCGCGGGCCTCCATCCAGGCCTTGGCTTTGCCCCATAACTCGGACCTGAGGTTCAGATACTGTCCGGCAATGCTGGGGCTTTCTCCCACATTGATGCCGATGGCGGGAAGTTGGAGTTCCCGGAGACGATCCACAACGCCAGCGCCGATACCGATAGAGTCCACCATGATTTCTATTGGGCGTTGATCGGGCGGGAGCGTATCCCACTCCAGTTTGACAAGGCCTGTGGTCTGCATCGTATCCCGCTTGGACCAGACGCGGACTTGGGTGACGGTGTTGCCGCGGCGCTCTACCAAACAGCAACTGTCCTGGCCGAATCGCGCCACATCGAGGCCCCAGATGATAGGGGACGTTGGAGTCGGACTGACTTCTCTCGTTTGGGCGTGTTCGATGAGTTCCATTGGAATCAAGGTATCGTCATCGGCGGTAGGAAAAGCCCCGATTACGCGAATGCGGTACGCGTTACTGTCTATGCCGTATCTGGAGGCCATCTCGCGGCAGTAAGATTCGGACACCCGCGGGGAGTCGAGACAAGATATCGTGAATGTCTTCCAGTCGCGGCTTAATTTGTGAAAAACATCATAGAAAAAGCCGGAGGAGCGCACCGGGTTTCCCAGAAGAATCGTACAGGCGGACGCGCCCGACATCGAGCCGGATCCCGCCTCGAACACCTTCTCCGGAACCCCCGATGCTTCATCCGCTATAAGAAGGACATGGGTTGAGTGGACGCCCTGCATCGCCTCGGGTTGTTCGGCTCTGGAGGTGCGGGCGCTGATGAAAGCGGACTCCGGCGCATTCTTCAGTTCTATTCTGTCCGCTTTGATTTCGAGTAACTCTTGGAGGGCCGGCGGGAGCCTTCCTATCCAGTGCTTGAGTTCGGCGAACAAGGCATCAAAAAGTTGCGCTGTAGTCGGAGCCGTGACAACGGCTTTGCAGGGGAACCTGGTGATGATAAAAAAGATCAGAATCCAGGCGGCGAGGGTAGATTTTCCGACTCCGTGTCCGGACTTCACGGCAATGCGGCGATAGCCTTTGGCATACGCCTCTAAGACTTCGACCTGGTGGGGGTCTGGTTCCACATCGAGAACTTCCCGGACGAATCTTACGGGGTCGCGTTCGTAGTCGTCAAAGAACTGGTCGAACACGGCACGGGGCGGGAGTTTCGGCGGGGGCGGCATATGGGGAGGGTATTGGGTTTGGCTGCATGACGTCAAATCGGGGGTACAATATGGCAGCTTTCCATTATGATCCACTACCATGGCGGCCCGATCACCCCTAACTCCGCGGCAATAGGGGCGTGGCGCCGCGGGCATGCCTGCGTCTCCTTCGCCTATCCGCGCCAGATGGCATTGGCGTGCGAAGTAGCGCAGTCCGTCATGGTCGATAACGGCGCGTTCACCGCCTGGCGGATGAGGGGGGAGCAGGTGGCCGAGGTCGATTATGCGCTGTGGGTATCGGAATGGGCGAGGCATCCAGCCTTCGACTGGGCCTTAATCCCGGACGTGATCGACGGATCGGAAGGGGACAACGATGAGTTGGTTGCGCGATGGCCTTTGGCGCGGGACTTGAGCGTCCCGGTCTGGCACCTGCATGAGAGCCTGGGAAGACTGGACCGCCTTGTGGGGGGTTGGCCGCGGGTGGCCCTGGGATCCTCCGGGCATTTCGCGGTGATCGGGAACAAAGCCTGGCGGACGAGAATGGCGGATGCGATGGAGGTTTGCTGCGATAGCGGGGGGAGGCCCAAGGCAAAACTCCATGGGCTGCGCATGCTCAACCCCACCATCTTCTCGCAGTACCCGTTCGCGTCCTGCGACTCAACCAATGTCGCGCGAAACATCGGCATCGACAAAGCCTGGAAGGGAACCTATATCCCGCGGACACGGGAGATGCGGGCGATGATCCTTACAGAGAGGATAGAGTTGCATTGCTCCGCAGCCCGCTGGAATGGCCGGACGGGTGGGATGAACCGGGAGTTGTTGGGGTAACACCTTGTAACCGCTTGTCGCGGGTATATACTTGGGACTCCAAGAAAGGGGAGCCTAAGGCGGCGAACCCGAAAGGATGAGAAGGCCCCATCACTAGCTAATGGGGCCTTTTTATTGGGACTTTTTGGGATTTTTTTTTCGGACGGGGGCCATACTCCTACATCTATATAAAAGGCCCAATAACATTTTTGGGCCTGGGGGCCTCGGTCCTCTTTATATGGAGGGACTTTTTTTCCGCCGGCCCCATACACGGGGCGGTCTCTGAGGAGGTCTACATCTAGACCGCCCCCGGCTGCAGGTCGAAGGGGGGTCAAAACGGTGCCAGGCGCAGCCGGACGCGCCGCTGACGCCCACCCTGCCGGCCCGCGGACCCAGGCTGGAATCGGGGATAGCCCGATCACCCTATATAGAAGGACTGGATACCCCTGTTTCATTAGGGTTAGAACTGTTGCAAATACGTTCGTATAAGACGCAGGTTATGACGCGCTGCTAAGTACAGCCATTGCCTCATGTTTCACGCTACTGCGCGACACCGTTTATGAAACACCACAATCTCGCGGGTTAGTCCATCAATGGCTCAACGTCAATCACTTGCGGATCTGGCAGCGCCGCGGCTGGACGCCGGCGCAAGCTCTCCATGTGCAGGCCTCCAATCGTCACATTGATCGCCGTTGTGGGCTTCTCTGCCCACATATCCGGATCGTATCGGGACGCTACCCAGCGCCGCACATCGACCTGGAGTTTCGTTTTTTGCACCAACTCCGGAGGGTTCTCGTCCGCCAGTCGGAGGGACTGTTCCGCGAACGCCCCAGCCGCCGCCGCACGTGCGAGGCGAAGCTGCTCGGCGCGTGCTGTATCTTGGTTCATCCAAGTACTCAACTGTTGCCGAGTGACCCCCAACTCCTCTGCCAGGCCCAACATTGTATCCCCGCACGCGATTCTGTCGATGATCCGCTCCGGCCCGCCCATCTTGTTTATCCGTGCCAGCATCGCGTTAAACTGTGGCCGTCCTGCCATAGATCCACATTCTACCGCACGGGAATATCCGGACCGGGCGCCTGCGCCAGCGGGCCTCAGGGGATCAGGTCCAAGGCCCGCTGGCGTTCGCCCAGGGCAGGTTGGACTTCCCGCCCCCGGCTCCCTCTAGATGTCCCACCAGCATACCGTGAGGCCTTGCCGGACCCCCTGCTATTCACCCTCTCCGCCGCCCTCACCGGACGGGTCCCGCCAACACCCCTTGTGTAGGGTGTGTAGGCCTACGCATATTCGCATTGGCCTATAGAGAAATGGGGGTTTGTACTTCGCCTTTTGTTTGCTTACCACTAGTCTTTCTATGTATATTTTTGGGACTCTTATATGAATCCTAAAAACTCTACATTCCCTACATTGAAGCAACAACAACCTTATTTATCAATAGCATGCGCGAATGTAGCCTTTTCCGAATCCCTACATCAATGTAGCGATTCCTTACATTGTGTCTGCGTCCGAAAAAAGAGGCGCAATACTTAGGATTCAGAGGGTTGCGCGTTTCTTCGCCTTTTCCAACAATGCGCCACACCCCCCTACAACGTGTTGTGTAGGGTTTTTGCCTACCCGGTTCCCGCTCCCTGTAGCCCTCCGGAAAGGCCCCCAAAACCCTCCGCGTCCGGCCTCTACCGCCCCATCCAGCGGTGCAGAACCACAATGACCAGCACCATCAAAAGGATCGCCACCGTCCGCACGCCATAAAGGATTTTCATGGGTCCGACTCTACCACCGGCGGACGTCATGACGTCACAATTTTCTTGACTCTTGCCACAATTCAACATACCCTTGCCTTATGGACCCAACCCCACCCGCCGCCCCCGTCCAACTCTCCTTCCTCTTCTCCCCTCCGGATGCGCCTCCCTCAACCCGGACCCGGCACATCGTGGCCCTCTCCGGCGGGAAAGACTCAACCGCCATGGCCCTGGCCCTGCAAGAGAACGAGCCGCGGCCTTACGAGTACCTCTTCACCCCCACAGGGCGGGAGTTGCCCGAGATGGAGCAGCATATGCGGGACCTGGAGCTGGAACTGCTCACCCCCATCACGCGCCTGTCCAACCGTACCCTTGACTACTGGATTGAGCATTTCCAGGCCCTCCCGAATCACCGGCAGCGATGGTGCACGCGCCTCTTGAAAATTGAGCCGGCGCTGGCGTTCATGAAGTCCGTCAAGAACGGTGTCCTCTATGTGGGCCTTCGCTCCGACGAGCCGACCCGGGAAGGGATCTATTCCAACGACATCCGGTGTGATTTTCCGTTCAAGCGTTGGGGCTGGGGCGAACCGGAAGTCTGGTCTTTCCTCGATGCCCGCGGCATCCGGATCCCCCCGCGCACCGACTGCGACAACTGTTACGCCCAGCGCCTCTACCAGTGGGAAGACCTATACAAGAACCACCCCCTCCGATACGCCGAGATGGAGGCGCTTGAGGCCCGCATCGGCAAAACCTTCCGCAGCCCATCCAGGGACTCCAAGCCCGCGGCCCTGGTCCAGCTTCGCGTCGAGTACTTCGACAAAGGCATCCCCATGCAGCGGCGGAAGGAGTCCGATCAGAAGTGCCGGGTCTGCAGCCTCTAAAAAGAAAGTCGAAAATAATTCCACATTCTTCTTGACTCCTGCCATGAATCAAGTTATCCTTGGATCATGAACAGCGCAGCAAACACCCACCGCATCACGATCAACGCCGGAACCAAAAACACCCGGACGTTTAACGTCCCCGTCTCCCGCTGGGAGGAGTTCGTAGCCTTCGCGAAACAGGAAGCTCTCGAATCCGGCCTGCTGGCATCCATCACGGTCACCTCCGCCCGCCGCGGCACGATCTACTCGACATTGGCGGGCGCGTAAGCGCCCCCGTCCCGAATTAAGGAGAAAGAACATGATGATCGGTCAGAACATATCGGAGCAGGGATCCCTGCGCAAAGCCGCCCGCCTTGTGCGGCGCATGGAACGGCTGTACCCGGACCACACTTCCTGGCGCGGCACCCTCCAGGCTATGCGCCGCGCCAAACGCCGCGAGGCCCGCATGTGCCGGGTTCCCGATGACGCCCTATCCAACAGCGCGGCGCTATTCGCGGGGGTCCGGTAATGCCCCGCCGTAATCCCCGGGACCTGTACAAGCTGGTCCACGCCGATAGCCTGCTCGATCTGGAGATCCAGGTCGAGCGGTACCTGGAGAAAGGGTACGTCCCCTGTGGGGGTCCATTCTCACCCAGGGAGGCGCACTGCACCCAGGAGAACTTTGGATACCATGCCCAGGCCGTCTGGAAAGCGCCCCCAATAAAGGAGAACAAGTAATGCCCACCCCCAATTCCAAACCGAAACCCGCTCCCCCCAAACCCCAGAACACCCATGGTGGATACCGTCCGGGTGCCGGCGTGAAACCCAAACCGCGCTACTGCGAAAAGTGCGGAAGCCTCTGCCCGTCCGCCACCGCGGCCCGGGCGCATTGCGCCCTTGGGAGTTTGATGGCATGACCTTCCACCCCTCCGTCACATCCACCCGCGTCCAGGAACTCCTCCGCGGCGACAACCTTGGCCTATGCGTTGCCTGCGGCGAAGAGGCCCATGGTGTCGAGCCGGACGCCCGCCGCTACATCTGCGAGGCCTGCGGCGAACGGTCCGTCTACGGGGCCGCGGAACTGCTGTTTATGGGGATCGAGTGAACGCCGGCGTGCGACACTAAACCTCAGTAGAGACCTTCCACGGTCGATGTCGCCACACATGCCCCTCCCCGCGAACCTAAACGCTGAGAGGGGCTTTTCTTTTGCCGCAAACGGCCCGCCACGCCTCCAATCCCCATCCGGTGGTACGATGGCGCCATGACGTCAGACGAACAACTGTGGCTTAATTTTGACTGCGCCAAGGAACGCATCCATTACTCTTCCTCCGATCCGACTCCGGTGCGCGAAGCGATTCCGGACGAGGTGCTGGCGCTCCGGATGATGCAGTCCGGCGACGACGAGTCGATGAAAAAGCAGGACCCCTTCTACCTCAAGAAGATCGAAGCGGTCCGGCTGCACGAACATGGCATCATTCTCGACGCTCAGGTGGACATCTACGAGTGGGATCCTTTCAAGACCATGCGAGATCGTCGCCTCTATAACTACGATGACGTGCCGGAGGCTTTCAGCCAAAAGATCCGCATCATGGTCCCCCCTCAAGAGTATTTCGACGCGCTTGTCGATCCGGACGACTGAAACTCCCACGCCTCAACGCATAAAGACCACGCGAGACAAAATAATCTCGCGTGGTCTTTCTTGAGGACTTCTTAAGAGGGCCACGGTCTTACACGATGCACTTCCCCATTCTTGCGGCATACCGCGCCGTTGGCGTACTCGTAGAGAAAATCTACGAGGAACTCGTTCCACGAAGGCTTGTCCGGCTCATCGATGAGCTTGTGGCACACGATGTACCAGACCTCTTTCGGCACGCGCACGGTCATGGCTTTCGGCGGCGGTGCTTCAAGGACAGGATCAACGGTCTTTGAGGATTTAGAGGATTGTGCTGTTTCGTAGATGTTCTTCGTCGGCATGATTGTTGTGTTCCTTCGTTTTGTCTGTTGAACATTTTTTAATATTTAGAGGCTTGCTTCTCTCACAGAAGTACGGTTGAATTGACTTCTCTGGTCATGACGTCATAACGTCAACACCAGGGGACCATAGGCTACCACAGTAGACCGTAGTACGCAAGAGTAGCTTTCAACTAGACATTAGCAGAGGTTTGACAGCCCATGACGTCGTCCGACTCCCAGAATGAGATGCCTTGCGAGACGAGACTCGCGTTCCTAAGGCGTGAAATGCGGGAGCGAAGAGACTCTCATATTTTCTGGCTGGCAATAATTTGCGCCCTTTCGATCATGGCGAACATTGTCTTTTTGATCACCACAGTGGTGGCTCCGCAGGTGGGCCGGTGCTAGTGTTCGGCACGCGGCCCCCAGAGCCTGACTCCCCGCGGGAGGATACGCGGATCGCGAAAGCGTTTTGCTTCCTGCTCGTTCTCGCCTATTGCTTCACGCATACGCGGGGGTGGCTATGGTGATCATCGGCATCGACCCCGGCGCCACCGGCGCCCTCGCTTTTCTCGACACGAACACAGGCGTCATCAACGTGCAGGACATGCCGGCCATCCTCGTCCAGCAGGGCATGCGGCGGGTCCATCGTGTCTCCGCGGCCCTTCTCGCCGCCCTCATCGATGTGCATGGCGGGGGTCCGATGATGGCCTACGTCGAGCAGGTGGCGTCCATGCCCAACCAGGGAGTCTCTTCCGTCTTCGCCTTTGGCCGCGCCGCCGGCATTGTCGAAGGCGTGCTGGCGGCGCTCTGCATACCCACGATCTTTATCCCGCCGCAGACATGGATGCGCGGCGTTGGGTTGGCTGGCGCCGTGAAGGACCGCAAAGAGGCCAGCCGCGGGAAAGCCTGCCAACTCTACCCCGCGTCCGCTCAAACCTTCGCCCGGGTGAAAGACCATGGCCGCGCCGAGGCCGCGCTGATCGCCCATTTCGGGGCATCACTCCTGCACAAGGAAGCCCGGAGTGCCTGACCACGCCGCGCGGCTGCGCGAGATGGCCCAGGTGCTGCGTAGTGTTGCCGAGGATGGCGAGGCCGTCCTGCGCATCACCGCCTGCCCCAAGGGCGATTCCTGCGAGAACTGCGTCCGGAAGTGGAAGGCCGTCGGGATCCTGCGCGAGGCGGCGGATTACATCGACTCGCAGGTGGTGGTGCATTGACACCGCGCCCCTACCAATGCACCGGCGCGCTCTTCCTGGCAGAGACGCCCCGCGGCGTCCTGGGCGATGAACCCGGCCTTGGGAAAACAGCCCAACTGATTCTCGCCGCCAAGCTGGTCGGCGCTCTCACCATCCTTGTCATCTGTCCGGCGGTGGCGGTCCGCAACTGGCAGCGGGAATTTCAGATGTGGTGGCCCGCGGCCAAGCCCGTCATCGTGTCCTATGACATTGCCACCCGCATGGTGTCCAAGGGCTACAAGCGGACCCAGTGGGACGTCCTCATCCTCGATGAAGCGCACTATCTCAAAAACAGGGACTCGCAGCGCACCAAAGCGATCTACCGCCCCAACGCGCCCGAGAAGGGGATCGCCGGCATGGCCCACCATGTCTGGGCTGCGTCCGGCACTCTGGCGCCCAACGATCTGACCGAATACTGGACCCATCTCCGGGTCCTGCGTCCGGACCTGATCCCATCGGCGGAAGTAGGCAAGGCCATGACGTGGACCGAGTTTCTGATGCACTACACCACCTGGTCCGCCGGCCCCTACTCGATCCGCATCCACTCGATCAAGCGCCGCGACGAACTCACTACAATTCTGGGAAAGCTGGGCCTCCGGCGCACGGTCGAAGATGTGCTGCCGGATCTCCCCGCCTTATGTTGGGGGACGGTGTCCGTCCCGCGGGATGCCGCCGCGGCGGGCCTCAGGGAAATGGAAGACGCCCCGGAGGTCCAAGCCATCCGGGAACGCATCGACGCCGGCGGGGACTTTGACGCCCGCGACACCGTGCATCTGGCCACCCTGCGCCGGGTGGTCGGGGAAGCGAAAGCCGCGGCGATCGGGGGCATGGTGGCCGGGGAACTCACCGAGAATCACTACAGGAAAATAGTTATATGGGCATGGCATGCGCGAGTCATAGACAAATTGATGCGTACACTCGTCGCGTTCTACCCCGTCTATATTGATGGCGGGGTGTCCCTTAACCAGCGCCAGAAGAACATCGACCTCTTCCAGCGGGACCCCCTGTGCCGGGTCTTTGTGGGGCAGATCGTCGCCGCCGGAACGGCCATCACCCTGACCGCCGCCAATCAGGTTCTGTTCGCGGAGTCTTCCTGGGTGCCGGCGGAAGACCTGCAGGCGGCGAAGCGTTGCCATCGGATAGGGCAGACCCGTCCGGTATTTGCGCGCTACGCCGCCTTGGAAGATTCGATTGACGAAGTCGTCGCCGCCGCACAGGCGAGGAAACTATCCCAACACATTGACATAGGAGAACCACGTATATGAACTACTCGATTACTATAACCAATGCCGCGTTTGACCTGACGCTGCAGACCACCAACGCGCAGACCATCCGGGCCGCAATAGAACTTGCGGACCGGGCCTGCGGGGTGCTGGTACAAGGACCCATCACAGACAGCCTGATGCCGGTGTCGGAAGTGACCTTTGCCAAAGGCACCCTCGCCGATGTCCTTTCCAAAGAGATCGACCTGGAGGAGAAGGCCAACGAGCAGGCCCAGGCTCTCGCCATTGCCCAAGGGCCGGACCCGGACGTCCATGTGGAACCCCCGCCCCCGGCGAAGGCTGCAAAGCCCACTGCCGTGAAGAAGACGGCCAAACCCGCCGCGGCCCCCATTCCGGCGCCGCCAGCCGCCGCGAAAGAAGACCCAGTGGTTCAGGTTCTGATGCCCACCCCGCCGGAGAACCTGAAGGCCCTGCAGGATGAAACCGCATCGCTCACGATGGAGGCCATCGGGCGCAACCGTCCGGCGGTGATCGCTTTAATGGGGGAGTTCGGCGCGACCAAGTTCAGCGACATCAAGACGGACCCGGAGAAGTTGAAGGGATTCCGCGCCCGCATCCCGGGCATCACCGCCGAAACCCTGGTTGATGGGGATGGAAAGTTGATATGACGGAGGAGATCGACCTGACTGACCACCACCCCTGTCCGGTCTGCTGCCGTGTGTTGACCGATCAGCCGCTGTGCCATTACTGCGCCGAAACCGCCGCGCTGCGGAAGGATCTCTTCGACGCCAACATGCGGGCCACCATCGATAAAGCTGACGCAGAACGGTACAGATGGCTTCGCAAGGAATCCCTCATCCATTGGGAGCGGTCGAAGAACCTCCGCAACAAGCTATCGTTCCCGACTCTCAGGGCTTTTGAACCGAAGCCTGGCGGGAATTATCGGGACAGGTTCGACGCCGCTATCGACGCCGTCAGGGAGGACAAGCCATGACCCAGGCCCACGAAACCCGCGAACATTCGGAACTATCGGCGTCCGGCGCCTATCGTTGGATGGCCTGCCCGGGCAGCGTCCAGTTATGCCGCACGGTCCCGCCCAAACCTCCCTCCTCCTACGCCCTGGAAGGGACCGCCGCGCACGAACTCGCCGAGAAGTGTCTGGCCGATAACATCGACGCGACGGACTGCGTCGGCATGCCCTGGCGGCATATCGAGGAACTCGATGCCGAGTTCTGCGATGCCGTCCAGGTGTACATCAATCTGGTCCGGGAACTCCTGGCGAAATCCCCCTCCTTCATTGCGATGGAAGGGCGCTTTTCCCTGGCCCGCTTGAAACCGCCCGCGCCGATGTTCGGCACAACGGATTTCGCCTGCATCATTGACGACGTCCTCTATGTGCTGGACTTCAAGTTCGGCAAGGGCGTTTTAGTTGAGGTGGTGGATAATCCGCAACTCCTCTACTACGCCTTGGGCGCATTGATGTTCCTGCCCGCGGGCGTGGCGTCCAAGGTCCGATCCATTGATGTCACCATCGTCCAGCCGCGGGCGTCCCACATCGACGGACCCATCCGCGCCCACCGCTACACTCTCGATGAGGTGATCGATTTTACGGAGGAACTCTTCCGGCTGGCGAATATCGCTATCGGGGATAACCCGCCCTTCAAGGCCGGCCCGCAATGCCGGTGGTGCGATGCCCACGGCATCTGCGCCGTCGCCAACGAGCAGGCCTTGACTATCGCCCGCGAAGAGTTCGGCATCATCGATGAGCGCAGCGTCCCTGTTGAGCCTCCGCACCCGGCGCTGATTAACCCAGACGCGTTGGGACAATTGATGGCTAAGTTCCGGGTGCTGGAAGAGTGGATGAAAGCCGTCCGGGAGCATAGCTTCCGGATTATGGAGGCCGGCGTCCCCGTCCCCGGCTGGAAGCTGGTGGCGAAAAGGGGAGTCCGGAAGTGGAAGAACGAGCAGTCCGTCAAGGACTGGGCCTTCCTCGCCGGCTACAACCCGGACGACCTGTACAGCAAGGAACTCAAGTCCCCCGCCCAGGTCGAGCACATGGTTGGCAAAAAACATTTGTCCGCTGATTTGTATGAAGTGATCTCCAGCGGATTGACATTAACCGAAGCGTCCGACAAGCGCCCGGCGGCATCGTCGCTGGCCGCGGCGGACGAATTCTCAGCTATCGAATAAACCCCTAGAAAGAAGGAACCCTTATATGTCCACATCAACCCCTGAAATCAAGAGAACGCCCAACTACATCACCCCGCCCGCAATCCTGAGCTACCCCGCGCTATTCGAGCCGAAAGCGGTGATGAAAGGATCGGACCAACTGAAGTACTCGGCCTCGCTGGTCTTTCCCCCTGGCACCGATTTAAAGCCGATGCAGAGATTGGCGCAGGAAGCCGCCACGGAGAAATTCGGGGACAAATGGCCCGCCCTCCATAAGGCCGGACGGTTCCGGTTTCCCTTCCGTACCGATGCGGAGGAAAAGGGATTTGAAAAAGGCAGCGTGTTCATCAACGCCAAAAATGATAAACAGCCCCAGGTTGTCGGACCCATGGCCGGCGTCGATGGCAAGCCCACCGCCATCACCGACGCCGATGAGGTTTACCCGGGTTGTATCGTGCGCGCCAGCATTCGCTTTTTCGGGTATGACACCAACGGCAACAAAGGCGTGGGCGTGTCCCTGCAAAACCTGCAGAAGATGCGTGAGGGCAAGCGCCTTGACGGACGCCGGCAGGCGGCGGACGAGTTTGACCCCATCGAAGAGGCCGCATTCGAGGATGCGAACTCCGACGTTGACCTGATGTAAAGGGGGCGACATGGTCGTCCATATCGATTTCGAGACCCGTTCAGAGGTCGATCTGAAACGGACGGGCGTCCATGTCTATGCCGCGCACCCATCGACCCAGGTCATGTGCGCGGCCTACGCCATAGATGACGGTCCGGCTGCAATCTGGCGCATGGGCGAGCCTATGCCGGCGGACCTCGCCGCGGCCACCACCGCGGGCGCCGAGTGGCACGCCTGGAATGCGCAGTTTGAGCGGGTCATGTGGCGCGACTGCCTGCGCCGTGTGGAAAAGGGCGGATGGAACGCCTACATGCCGCCGCTCGAATCCTGGCACTGCTCCATGGCCCGCGCGGCGCTCTGCGGCCTGCCCCTGGGCCTTGCCCAGTCCGCCACGATCCTCAAGCTGCCGGAGGGCAAGGACATGGGTGGGCGCAGCCTGATGCTGCGCATGACCAAACCCCGCACCAAGGACCCGCTGACGTGGTGGGAAGAAGAGGACAAGCTAGAACGTCTTTTCAGCTACTGTAAGAACGATGTGCTGGTCGAGCGCGGCATTGCCACACTCCTGCCCCCAATGCCAGTGGCGGAACGGGAGACATACCTGCTCGACCAGCGCGTCAACGACAGGGGCGTCCGGCTGGACGTGCCGTTGGCAGAGGCCTCCTACGACATAGCCAAAGAGGCCATCCGCAAGGCGGATGACGAGCTGTACTGGATCACCACCGGCCAGGTAACCGGCGTCTCCAAGGTCAAGGCACTCACCGAATGGGTGCAGCAACAGGGAGTCCAAGTCGATAGCCTGGACAAGCAAAGCCTCGCCGCCCTGGCCGAGTGTGACCTCCCGCCGGACGTCTCCGCGGCGCTCACCCTTCGCGCCGAGTCCGCCAAATCCAGCGTGGCCAAGCTGGACACGATGCGGGCCTATGCCGCCGGAGACGGGCGCATGCGCGGCCTCCTACAATTTTCGGGCGCCGCCACCGGGCGCTGGTCCGGGCGGGGGCCGCAGCCGCAGAACTTCCCGCGGGGGACGGTGGACAATCCGGAGCAGTTTCTGCCGTGGGTCCGGGAGCGCCGGCTCGATGACCTGGCGCTCTTCGCGCCGCCGATGGAAATCCTGTCTTCGCTCATGCGGGCGCACTTTATCCCGGACCCCAAGCGCATCTACCTGTGCGCCGATTATGCCGCCATCGAGGCCCGGGTGCTGGCGTGGCTGGCCCGCCAGAACGATTTGGTCCGGAAATTCGAGCAGGGAGTGGACGTCTACAAGGATCTGGCATCCCGGATCTACAAAGTTCCGATCGAAGAGGTGTCCGGCAAACAGCGGTTTGTGGGGAAGACCGCGACATTGGGGTTGGGATACCAGATGGGTCCGCCCAAGTTCGCCGCGCAGTGCGCCGCCATGGGTGTAGAGATATCGGAGGAGATCGCGGTGATGGTGGTCCGGACCTACCGCAGTTCCAATGCCTGTATCGCGGCCCTGTGGAACGGCCTCGCGGGCGCGGCCATCGATGCCGTCGCCACGCACAGCCCTATGTCATACAACGGCATCACCTTTCGCATCGACGGGCGGTGGTTGACGATGGAGTTGCCCAGCGGGCGCTGCCTGTACTATTCGGACCCGCGGTTGCATGAGGTTGAGGCCCCCTGGAAGGACGAGAACGGCAAGCCGGTCATGCAGTCCCAAGTGGTCGTCAACAGTTACTCCACGATGACCCGCATCTGGGGGCCGCGGCGGATGTATGGCGGGCTATGGACGGAGAACGCCGTCCAGGCTATCGCCCGTGATCTGCTGGCGCACTCCATGCTGCAGGTTGAGAAGGCCGGGTTCCCGGTGGTGCTGACCGTTCACGATGAAATCCTCTCGGAGATGGTGGGCGCGCGTCCGGAAGCGATGGAAAAGCAGTTTGCCGAAGTGATGCGGCGGGTGCCGGCATGGGCGGCGGGGTGTCCGGTGGGGGTAGAGACGTGGCGGGGCGAAAGATACCGGAAGTGATCCTATGAAATTCGATGCACTCACCCTGAAGAAAAAGGGCTACCCCGTCATCCCCGTTTCCCCGCCGGACGGTAAGATTTCCCCCCTGTCCAAGCTCACCCCGGAGCAGATGGGCAAGGCGCCGGCGGAAAAGACCGAGTACGGCTATTCCGGCCTCACCGATTGGGGTCGGATCCGCGTCCCCGCGGAAACCATCATGAAGTGGGGGTGCAACACCGGAGTCCTATTGGGGGACGTGGTGGTGCTGGACATCGATGTCATGGAGGAGTCCGTATCCAACTCCATCCGGGACATGGCCCTTGAAGACCTGGGAGCCGCTCCCAGACGGATCGGACAGGCGCCTAAACAGTCCTTGGTGTTTCAGCGCAACGGCGCCGTCCTACCCAATCGCCAGCTCAAGTTCGAGGTAGACGGAAAGACACATCTGATCGAACTGTTGAGCAAAGGCAAGCAGGCCGTCTTCGCCGGCATGCATCGCTGCGGGTCCGAGTACGACTTTCCCGATGGGTTGCCGGACATGGCGGATCTGCCTAAGTTGTCCTTTGAAAAGGTCAATGCCTACTTCGAGCGGGTACAGTCCGTGTTCAAAGATATGGGCATGCCGGTGGTATCGACCTCCGGCAACCGGGAACCGAAGAATGTGGATCAGTCCAAACTGATTGGGGACGAGACACTGCTGCGCAAAGCGATGTCCTTCCTACCCAACACGGCTGAGACATATCCCTTCCGCCCGTCCTACGTCAAGATGGGCATCGCCTTGAAAGCGGCTACGGTGGGTTTTGAAGATGTCGGATGGGAGTTGTATCTGGCGTGGGCCATCGTCTGGCCCGGGGCAACAGAGGAGAATATCCGCAAGGAGTGGGACAGTTTTAAACCACCCTATGAAGTGGGCGCAAGTTGGATATACGACGAGTGCAAACAATTCGGCTACAATGAGGCGGCGGAAGAGTTCGGGCCGTTGGCATTGGAAGCGCCGGCGGATCCGGAGGAGAAACAGCCCGTCCGTTATTCAGACGTCTGGATGGCCAACGAGTTTGTGGAAACCCACCGCGATTGTCTCCGGCGGGTGACGGGTCGGGACAAGGATTCCTGGTACTCCTACACCGGGCGCGTATGGACGCCGCAGCAGTCTGCCGTGCTGGGCCTGGCTATCCAGTTTTGCGTGGATGTTTCGGACAAGGTCCTGCGATCCTCAGAGGCGTCCGACAAGGCGCAAAAACAGGCCATGCAACTGGCGCATAAATTGTTGTCCGCGCGCATGGTTACGTCGATCCCCACTCTCGCCCGTTCCAACAAACGGGTCATCCAGACCCATGAGTCGGAGTTCGACCTGCTGCCGGACCTGTTGAATACTCCTGGTGGCATTCTCGACCTGCGCACCAACTCGATCATCGCGCCGGACCCCCGATATATGATCTCGCTCCAGACGGCCATTGACCCGGACTATGCGCCGCCCCGGCGCTGGCTGCAGTTCCTGGAGGAAATGACCGGCGGCAACGAGGCCCTCATCGCCTTCCTGCAACGTCTCACCGGGTACTGCCTGACCGGCCATGTCACAGAGCAGTGTTTCGTCTTCTTCCACGGGACTGGCGGCAACGGCAAAGGCGTGTTTTTGAACACCATCGCCGCCATTGCCGGCACCTATGCGCGGACCGCGTCCACCGAGGTCTTCCTGGCGTCAGACCACCAACGGCATCCGACAGAATTGGCCTCGCTGATGGGGTCCCGGATCGTGCTGGCCCAGGAACTACGGCAAGGGCAGCAGTGGGATGAAGCCCGTATCAAAATGGTGTCCGGCGGGGACACCATCACGGCTAGATTTATGAGGCAGGACGAATTCACCTTCCTCCCAACTTTCAAGACACTGCTCTCCGGCAACAACCGGCCCTCCTTCCAATCCGTTGACCACGCCATGATCCGGCGCGTGCGCCTGGTGCCCTGCACGCATGTGCCGAAAGTGGTGGACACCCATCTGACGGACACTTTGAAGGAGGAGCGTTCCCGCATTTTCGGGTGGATGCTCCAAGGGACGCGCCAGTGGTATGAGCGCGGCCTGGACGCGCCCCGGATTGTGCTGGACACCACCAAGAGCTACATGGACGAGGAGGATGTGGTGGGCCGGTGGATGGAGGAGCGTTGCCTGCGCGGGCCGGACGAGGAGGTCCGCGCCACCGCCGCCTACGATGACTGGAGCATCTGGTGCGGGGTGAACGGATCCCGGGCCGGGTCCCTGGTCACATTCGGACGCAAGCTATCCGATCTCGGGTTCACAAAGCGTCGCGATGGAACGGGCCTCATTTGGCAGTGTCTGGGTCTGAAGCCTGGTTAGCCGCTCCGTGCCGCTCCCGCCACTTCCGGTACTTTCGGCGCCATAGCCGGAGGCAAGGGGACCAACGGAGTCCGGACTTGCGGGGGCTGACCGTCCCCTTGGCCGGCGTTCAAGCCACCACCGCCTTGGGGGTGGTTGGCAGGCGGTAGGACCCCGGGACCTTCCGCTGCAATCGGGACCATTCGTCCAGGTCGTCGGTGTTGTATCTGATGGCCCTACCCATCTGGGAATAGATCGGGCCTTTCCCCAGGCTCCTCCATTTGCGCAGCGTCTTTGGGCTGAGATTGAGGTGTTCAGCCGCGCCTTGTTCGTTCAGTTGGGTCATCGGAAACAAGACCCTCCGTTTCCCACGAGCCACTGCGGTAGCCCTGTGTCCCCCATAGTTAATCACACTCAGTACCTTCGATGGAATAGTACCCCCATTTGGGGGTATTTCGAGGGGAATGTGTCGGACAGATGGCAATCCGGTTGCTAGGACAGGAGTTTCCACTCTCGGTCCAAGGCACGGGCGCGGCCCCGGCAGGAAAGTTTTGCCTGGGTAACGAAAATTCTTCGCGAAGTTTCTGGCCGGCGGACGGGACGAAAACTTTTCCTGTCGTTTCCGGTTCCGGTTTCGGGGCGGCGATGACAAATCGACCGGCGTTGTGGGATATGGTTTTTGGGGCCTGGGGCGCCTCAGGATCATTCGGAAGGTGTTCGGACGTGCTTTGCCCACCCCCGCCCCTTCCGGCGCGTCCTGGGGCGTTTTGGCGTTCGGCGTTTTATGAGGAGGGTTTTTCCGGCTCGTTTTGCCTTCCAGCAGGGAAATCCACAACGACAGAGAAACTAGTCAGGATTCTTCGTCAGGTAGTCAGGTATAAGGAGAGCGTGCAGAGAAACACGTATTACCGTGCAGAGAAACACGTATTCCTGCCAGAAAAGCGTGCAGAGAAACACGTGGAAAAGGGGCCGGATCCTCAGCCCCCTTGTGGAAAACCCGGGCCTAGTCGCCGGCTGGCAGGGCCTGCCCGTGGGACAGGATCAGATCCATGCCGTCGTCGGAGATCCGCGCCGGACACGCCGGCCAGAACCGGACGGTCATGGCTAGCCAGAGGTTTAGCGCCCGCCGGAAGAACCGCTCCTCCTCAACGGTCCCCAACTGATGGATCAGCCCGTTCTGCCCGTACAGGGAGATAATGGCGGACCCCGGGCAGGACCAGCATCTCCAGCAGACCCAGAGGTAGAAGTCCAGGCATCCGGGCGAGTCCGCCAGCGCCCGCACCACCCCTAAGTCGATAGGGATGGGGTGGGCCTTGAGATCGGTCCAGAATCTGTCCGACAGAGCGACATGGTTCTCCGACTCGCCCTCCTGGTACCAGAGTTGGGCGGACTTGAACAAGTGGAACGGCTCGACGTGGAATTTCTGTGATTGGTCCCTTGGCCCGTAGTACATGGAAGTCGTACTGAGCCGCTGGAAACCCTCTACCAGCCGTTTGTATTTCCGCCCGTCCAACGCTAGCCCAAACATTTTCAGGATCTCGGCCCCGGACTTGAAGGAAATGTTCGGACTATCCTGCGCCACGGCGATTGTCGCCGCCCAGATGAGAATCAGCCGGTCCTGCCCGAATGGCAGGCCGAAGTTGGGGTGAGCCACTAAACTCATCGCCGTGTTCCCGTTGTGCCGGGTATGGACCAGCTCCTCCGCCGGCGGACGTTTAACAGGGAGTCCGCAAAGGATGAAGTATTTGTTGCTGAAGGCAACCGGCTGCTCCTCCGTCTCCCGCAGCGCCCGCGTCCGTTCGATAGCATCCGCCCGCTTCAATTGGCGGGCGGACACCTTCTTCACCTTCAACAATTCCCCGGTGCTTGTCAGTTCAGACATTGCCGCCCAGGATACTGGATCACCTGGAACCCCCAAAGAAAAAGTCAGTGACAATGGCGGACGGCCACCACCCAAAGATCAGCCCAATAGGCCCGGTCAGACAGATGGAGGCAATCCATAATGCGAAAAAGCAGAAGTACACCATTACTCGCTGTATGCCTCCGGCACTCCGAGATCGGCGCAGAACTTGTTGAACGCCAGTCCCATGACATGCTGCAACGTGGCATTACCCAGTTTGATCCGGCACATGGCCAGGGCTGTTTTCACCTCTGGCGCGAAGTGCGCGGCGATCATAACTTTCGCCCCGTTGGAGGGGGCCGGGTCCATGATCGGATCCACCTTTGCCTTAGGCCCCTTAAGGGCAGCGGACAGGCTCGATTTCTTGCTAGCGATTTTCATTTGTATGCTCCTTGATTTGTTTGCAACTGTACTTATACAACAGTGTAACCTCTTTCGCCGCCTTCGATCCGGGGGCGTATTCGGACGCCGTCTGACCGGCGTTGCCGGCGTCCCCATGGGCGGCGCGGGCGAACATGACGATAGGGCAGACCTGGAATCCCCAGCCCAGCGCCGCAGCGCGAGTCTCTTCGTGCCGGCAACCCTGGATGGGGGCGCGGTTGATGACAACGGAGGCCGGAGGGTTACCGGCCAAGGCGAGGGCGTCCTGGACCGCCGCCAATGTCTCCACGTCATACATCTGCGGTTGGACCGGCATGAGGACCAAGTCCGCCACCCGGGCCGCGGCGATCAGGGCATCGGTCGATTTGCCCGGGGTGTCGATCAGGACCAGATCGGCCCCGCCGGCGCGGGCCTGCGCCAGGATCTGGGCGAGGCGCGATACTTGGCAACTTATGACGGTGACATCGTCGGACCCCCGCCTATCGCTCCAGTTGCAGGCGGTGGTTTGCGGGTCCAGATCCACCACCGCGACGGCTTTGGTTTTGGCGGCTTCCACCGCTAAATTCAGGGCTGTGGTGGTCTTCCCGCACCCGCCCTTTTGCCCCACGATTGCGATTACATACATCTATCCCTCCAGCCCTATAGGGCTTACAGAATAGATTACTACATGTATACGGAGTTAGAACAAAGACACCCAGGCATATGCATCCGCGGCGTCCTTGCGGCATACCTCGAACGTATCGAGCGCCCCGGCGGCGCCAGCCACCGCCCAAGTCTTGAATCGGTTCGCCGCGTTGCACGTAGGCCTCGTCCCGGTCACCCATTGGACGCTGGCGAAGGTAGCGTCTCCGGTTGCCGTCAGGAAGTTGAAGGTCATGAATTGCAGCGTGTTGTTGATGGCGTTTGATCCGGCGCCGATCTGGGCGCGTCCGGTCGCCGCCGCCGCGCTAACATCCGCGGCCCTGCCAAGCAACACGTTGCCGCTGCCGGATGTCAGTGTCGCGCCGCTGCTTTGCCCGATCAGCACGTTGTTGGCGCCGCCGGCGAGTGCGAATCCGGCGGTCTGACCGATGGCCACATTCTGATTTCCCGTTGCCGCGAATAGGGCCGCCCTGCCAATCCCGGTGTTAAAGGACCCGGTCGCGGTCTGCCCCGCGTAATCGGCGATATAGGTATTCTCGGTTCCGGCGACAGTGGCGTTGCCGGCCTGGTTGCCGATGAATGTGTTGCGACTCCCGCCCAGGTTGTTGTACCCGGCCTGCGATCCCAGGAACACATTGGAGAACCCGGTCGTATTCGCCGCCCCGGCGTAGTCGCCGCCGAAGATATTGTTCAAGCCGGTAGTGTTCGCGATCCCGGCTGAGAAGTTGAACCGCACGTTCCCCTCGCCCGTACCAAGAGGCACCAGCGGAACCGATGCCAGCATATTCCCCCGCACCCCCAAGGCTTGATTCACGGCGTTGGCAATCGTCGCATACCCGCCGTCGGTGGGGTGCAGGCGATCCAATTGGAATTGGTTCGAGTTGTACGGATCCGGCAGCAGCGACTCCACGTCAACCAGGAAGTCCCACAGGGTGTTGGAAGCTCGAATATATGCGTTCACGTCGGCGCGTATGTTGCGCGAGGCCGGATTGCCGGCCATGGGGATCAGCGTGAACGCGACTAAGTTCCAGCCGTCTGCTTGCGCCGTGGCCCAGTAACTGGCGAGATTGGCTTTGATCGTCGTCGCCGCCACGCTGGAGGCAGCGTCATTCGTCCCGATATCGACAAAGAGATATCCGGCCTTCCCGGTCACGGACGGGGAAAGGGGGCGGACATTGGCCGCATAGTCCGCCATGATATTCGGCACCGTATACCCGCCCACTCCGAGATTGGTCTTGGTGTTCCCGCTGCCGGTGAGATTCGCCAGGCCAAACGCCACGCTGGGGTAGTCGCGTCCGGCGGTAGCGCCCGCCCCGGCGGTGATGGAGTCTCCGACAAAGACGAAGCTGGTGTTGGTGAAGCCCAGCTTGGACGCCGTCGTCGCATAGTCGGCGCTACCACCCCCACCGCCGCCGCCACTGCCACCGCTGACAACGCCGCCAGGAGCCGGGAACTGAGCCGATAGGGACATCCCTGCCAATAAGACCGCTGCCAGAATACGGGTTAGTTGTAGCATGCGCCTCCCCCCTCCGCGTGATAGGCCGCCACCTTCACGTCGCCCGAAGCATCGAGAGCGACGATTACAGTGAAGTTCTGCGTCGATGCGCTGCTCAACAGGAAGATCGACTTCAGGTTGACCGGGAACGGAGTATTGGCGCTGAACCTGTAAGCAAACCCAACGTCCGTTCCGGCGCCAACATTGGAATTAGAAAATGCTTTGGCTTTTGCCGCCGCGGCGCCGGGTGATACCGGAACCGGAACAACCGCCGTCGTTGTGGCCGCGGCGCCGCCGACTTCCACCGAAACAGTGCCGGCAACGGTCGCCTGGATCCATGCGATACATCCTTGAATGGACACTGCGTTAGATGCATCATGGGCAATCGTCAGCTTTTCCGTCGTTACGGACGTCCGCGCGCTTTTAGATACGTGCGTTTGGGCGCTGAGGGCCGCACCCGTGAACAGTATCAAAATCAGGTGTTTCATATAATTTCTCCCCATCAGTGTTCCTCCAACCCGCCACCGGCTTCCGCCGCCCGGTACATCGCCACGAACTCTTCCGGCCCCACATCAAACGGACCGAAACGCTCATGGGCGAACCAGTACACCCTCCTCAAGTCCTCGTCCGTCATCGGTGTACTCCTATCCGAATCGCAAAGGCCGGCTTAACGGACCCAGCGCCCCCAGCCCTTCCAGCAGCCAGAGAATCAAAAACAAAACCGCGATGGCGATGATGATTTTCTTGATCGGTTCCGGCATCGGGATGTAGGTCACGATGAGGTACAAAATGAATCCGAAGAGCGCGAGACTCAGCAGTATCGTCAGGATGGACATGGTTACTCCTATTTAAAAAGTAGGGCTTTCAAGTCTGGGATGTTAACGGACGCCTTTTGTGTCGGATGTCCGGTTGCCATGCCCAGGTAGTCTTTGTCAAAACCATCGAACAGACCCATCCGTTCCGCCTTGGTTATCTCGGCGCGGGTCAGTCCTTGTTGGAGTCCGATTGCGGTATGCGCTTTGCTGAGAGGCCCCGGCCCGCGGGGATCTCTCCCCTCCCAACCGGACTTGACCAACTCCGGGTCCGCCATGCCGGTTGCTGGATCAAAACCTATGCCCCCCTCGGATATCCCCGCCGCCTTGATTTGGGCCTTCCTCAATTGCTGCTTCTTCCCCAACATAGCCTCCGTCAATGCCCCTCCGTGGGGGCCGGTCAACAGCCGAGGATTATTCGACTCAGCCAGCAGGCCCAGGAAGCGGTCATGCGCTTGCCGCGCCGTATCACCGGCCCGGAAGGCTCTCCGTTCGATGCGTTGGTTGCGATAACCTACTGGATCCACAGAGTGTTCAATGTAAGTGCCGTGCCGATTAGGGCCGAAGAACTCCGACTTGACGGCGGGACTCGCCGGCCGCATGTAGTCAAGGAGGTGCTGCGCCTCATGGGACAGGGTACCGATGGCGGTTTCCGGATTGTCACGGGAGAACACGAAGCCGTCCTGGGCGTCTAATAATGACGGACGTCCTCCCCGGGAGAAGATATGCGTCTCGATCTCGTCAGGATCAAACCACCCTCCAGCCGATTCGCTGGGAGTGGCTTTCTGAATACTCACGTCCCGCACGCCCCGCTTACTGCGGATCGGATAGCGCGCGTCCAGGAATGCCTGGGCGTAGCCAATCTCAGGGTGACGAGCCATGTTCTTGGCAACCGGAGCGGCGTTCATCTTCGCGATGAACTTCGCCAAGTTGCGCTTGGTTGGGATCATCGCCCCGAAGTACGGAGTTTCCTCGGGAGACTGCCGCTGCGCCAGCGTGAGCCCCAGGTCAATTAGCGTCTCCGCAGGCGTGGCCAGGGCTTCCACTTGCGGACTGATGCCTGTCCCGGGACGTGCGCCCGCCGCCTCGCGCTCCGCGGCCTTCGCCTCAAGGAACTTGGCCACGCCGTGCGGGTCCGGATCTTCATCCATCAAAAGTCCGGGCAGGACTTTGGAAGTAGGAACCTTCTTCCCGTTCCAAAGCAGACCCGGACTGTTTTGCGGCGGCATTGTCGCTACTCCTTACCCGCCTGTTTTGATCCAGGCGTCCTGCAGATCGGCCACGATCCCGTACGGATTGCCGGCCACGGCATTAGCGGTGGCGCGGATCGATTTGTTGGGGTTGGCCGCGGAGCTCCAGACGTATACCGTTGTCGTCTGGAAGTCGAGCGAAGGCGGTGGCAGCGGCTGGTCCGTCACGATCACCGCGGGTTCCGGAGCGCCCCAGCCCTGGATGATTTCCAGGCCCAAGGCAACCAATGCCGGATCGGGCGGGGGCGGCGGGGTTTCCGTTACCAGTTGCGGATCGAGTCCGAATTGAGCGCGGATCAAACGCTGCCACGCAGCCATCGCCTCCGGAGTGGGCGGGGGCGGCGGGGGATGCGGGTGGGACTTCTGTTGTGGTGCGGCCATTCTAATTTCTCCTTGGGGTTACTTGAACAAAATGCCGCCGCCAACATACCCGGCAGGGTTGGCCATGCGGAAAGGTGAACGTTTCTTGATGTCGATCTCCTCGCGCAGTTTGCGCAGCGGATCGAGCGCCCGTTTCGGATCCCCGGTGAGTTGCCGGACGACATCCCCGGCTATCGGTTCCAGGTCGCGCTTCATGCTCATGTTGGCGAACTTTTGCATCAGGCCCACCGGGTTTGGATTGACCAATTCCGGGATGAGGTTTGCGGTCGAGTCCTCGCTGAAATCGGCCACCCGCACGGCGCGTCCGGCGGTCTGCGATCCCTTCACCACGTCCTGGCTCAGGCGGAACTGGCGTTCGGCTTCCATGTCCTTCTGGAAGCGGGCATAGGCTTCCTTGGACCCGAAGGCGCGGCGCAGGCGCAGGTTCTCCTGCGGTTCGGAGGCCACGCGATACCACATGGACGGACTGCCCTGGTTGCCGTAGATCTTCTTGTTGAGGTGGGTCATGACCCCCTCACGGAAGGCCTCACGCTGGTCCGGGGAGAACTCCTGCAGGGACCGGGTAATCTGTTCCGGCGTCATCTGGAAATACTTCATGCCACTCCCGATGGCGTCCTTCAAATCCGCCGGGTCCGAGTACCGTTTCCGGACGACGGCATACTCTTTGAACTTGGCGTCGAGAGCCTTCACAAACTCTGTCTGCGCATCCTGCAGGGCGCTCCGGGTGTCCGGGTCCAGTGTCCGGTCATGGAGCATGTTCCCGATGCGCATCTTGACGTTGTTGAGCGTCTGGAATGTAGGGCCTTCCGGCGGGTCCGGTTTCTTACGCAGTATGTTGGACTGCTGGGCCGATTCATAGGCCTGCCGGAAGTGCGGCATATCCAGGTACTCGGTGATGGAGGGATCCTTGACCGCCCCGGGGTACCGCTGCCAGAGTGCCGAGTACGCCGGACCGGCCTCGGTCTTCTGTATCCGGGTCAGATCGTCAATCTGGTCCTTCCCGTGTCCTTCCGCCCCGCGCAGGGCATTGGAAGCGGCCTGCGCCGTTCGCCCCCGTGCGCCGCTGCCCCGCGTCTCCAGCCGCAAGAGGGCATCGTCCACTTCGTTTGACGGAAACAACGCCGCGGTATCGGCCAACTGCCGGAGAGAGTTCGACACGTCCGCCAGCATCGACGCCGGCCCAAGTTGCGCGATCTTCTTCTCCGCGTCGTCCAAGGAGATCTTCCCCCGCTCGAAAGCCTCCAGGATCTTATACCCGCCTTGCTTGGCCAGGTACTCTTCCTTGGTGCTGATGCCGGGAATCTTCTGGAGCAGACGGCCCGCAAGGTTTCCCTCCGCCGCATTGGCTACCCGCTGGGTTGCGCCGCCCGCGGCCCCGGTCACCGCTGGTGCGCCGCCGCCCAGTACCGCGCCACCCACGCCGCCGGCCACCGCCCCGCCGGCCCGTTCCATCGGACCGCCCGGGGTTGCGCCGGCGCCGGTCAATGCGCCGGTAATCGCCCCGCCCTGCATGCCTTTCTTGATGGTGTCGAGATACCCGATACCACGCCGCGCTCCCAGCCATGGCGCGACAAGAGAACCAACCAGGGATCCGGCCACGTTCGCCCCCAACGACTTCCAGGGGTGATTCTCCTGCGCCCGTTTGTCGTTCTCCCGGTACTGCTTCACGGCGTTGCCGTAGTCCCCGCCCATAGCCGCTTCCACCCCGCCGGCCAACTCATCGGAGGTGTCGAAGGTCAGGCCCTTGGCGAACTGATCCCGGGCGTCGAAGTATCCGAATTCCGGCGTTGCGTCCTGGATGTTGATGGACTTAATCCGGATGCCGGGGACCATCTTCCGGACCTCGTCCACCGCCAGCTTCTGCGCCGCCGGGGACTGCGTGCCGTCAATGGGGACGGCATAGGTTTTGCCGTTGTCCCCGGTGATCTCATACGTGAGCGTTGCTTTGGGTGTTTCGGCCATGGGTTACCTCACCGTGATCGGACCCGCGATTCGTGGGGCGCCTGGATTGCCCGCGCCCGGGACGGTCAGGACCGGGGCCTTGATCGGGGCGAGGCCCTTGGGGAGCCTGTGGCCGGTCGCCCGCTGAACCTCCAGGAAGTTGTTCACGTCCGCTTCCAGCACCTGATTCAGCCGGTTGACCTTGCCCACAATGACGGCGGGGGAGTCGTCCATGGACGGCATGATGTCCTTGTATTTCTCCTCGTCCTCCTTGCGCAGGACGCCGCCCTCCTTGCTCTTGCCAATGGTCTGCCGCGCATCCCGGATAATCGAGTTCAGCACTGCCGGCTCGTACGCGCCGCCCAACTGGAAGAGGCGGTTCACAACAGGAAGCGTGGACAGGCCCTTGATCGGTCCGGTATGACGCCGGAACTCATCGCTTGTAAGAGCATTCGACAACTCGATCAGCGTGCTTTGCGCCCGCCGCTTGTCGGTGAGATCCTGGACCGCCACCGCGCCCATCGGGGCCTGGTCGATCTGCTCCTTATCGAAGGCGAACTTCTGCCCCGCCAGCGCGGCCTGCGCCGCGGAGGCATTCGCCCCCATGCGGGTGCTGTTCGAGTTTTGCTGGTAGATCGGGTACATCTTCTCAAACTCGGTTCTCTTCTGCCCCAACTCGGCCACGCGATCCTCATGCGTTTGCTGATCAGCGGGCGCGATCCCCATGGCCCATTCTTTCTGCGCCGGGTTGGCCATGTTGACCAGAACCTGCTTATTGTTCAGGTTCACCAACTGCCATTGCGCCTTGGGGTTGTGGTCGGTCATCGGTCGGACGCTGCCGTCCTTGAACAGCATCACGTTGACCGGATTCCCTTTCGGGTCGCTCACCTCCATCGTGCCGTGAAGCGTGGGCATGTAGTCCTTGATGCGTCCGGCAATGTTCTCGGCCTTCTTCTGGTAGAACTCGGCATACTTCGCACCGGCGGCGCCGCCGATACGCATGGCCATTTCCGCTTTCTTCGCGCTCCTGTCGTAATCAGCCTGCAGCTTCGCCATCATTTCCTGATTAGCGGACAACGGGGTCTGCCCGTCTCCCTGCGACGACTGCGGAACGGGTTGTTGCTCCTGGCTATCCATCTGCCCCAACTGACCCAGCGCATCCCGTTGGGCCTTCTGCTGCTTCATGGCCTGCGCCATCTGCCACAGGCCCAGGACCCGGTTCTGGTTGCCGGCCACGCCTTCGCCGAAGGATTCCTTCCCCGCGATGGCATTGCCTAGCGCCCCCATCGCACCGGCCCGCAAAACGCTGCGCATGCCCGGGGTCAGGTCGGGCCCCATGATTTCATCGAGGCCCCCCATGGCGTTCCGATTGAAGTTCCGGCCCGCGCCCTTGAGGCCACTCCACAGGAGGCTTCCCGGCGCTTTCGCGATATTGCCTAATGTTCCTAAAAGTCCCATGACTATCTCCCTAAGAGTCCCGGGCGCCCGATGACGGAGAAGGGCTGAACCATCGGCATGCCTTGCGTCACACCCTGTGTGACATCCTGCATGCCGCCGCCTTTTTTCTTGCCCTTCTTTTTGAGTCGCCCCATCAACTTCGACAGGAAGTCATCGTCCTCCTCCGTCGTCGCGCCCGCGCCCATCATGTCGTACATTCCCGCGTCGGGAGAATATCCGGTTGGAGCGTAGGCCGCATCCGCGCCCGCGGCCCCGCCGCCACCGCCCATCATCGAGTACATGCCGGCGGATGGCTCATACGCCGCCGGGGTACGGGTGCCGAATCCCAGATTCTTTAATGCGCTCATGCGAGTAAGCCTCTCCCTCGCTGCGTGGTGGCCAGCAGGCCCTCCTGCGCGGCGCGTTTCTTGGACCCGTCCGGGTCATTGAGATCAATGGGCATAGGGAACGGCCCCTGGAAGAGCGGAGGTGCGGTATACCCGCCCGCGCCGGCCACGCCTGTATCCGTCACTGGCTTTATTCCCGGCCCGGTGGGTCCGGCAGGCAGCGGGGGCAAGGTCCATACCGTCCCGGGAGTATTCCCGGTCCCCACCGCTGGCCACGTCTTACCCGGCGTATTCGGATCCTCCGTCTTGGGCCAAGGCGTCTGCCCGGGTACTAGACCGGGGGTGCCTGCGCCGGGGGCACCGGGGTTGACCGGATGACCGCCGCCCAGCTTGCCAGCATCGAATTCCTGTTGCGCCACAGAGGGGCTTTGCGAGGTTTTGAATTCGTCCTGCATCTGTTGGTTGAACGAGCCAGGATTGCGCTGGTAGTTGGCGTACACCATGCTGGCGTCATGCAAATCGCCCGTGCCGAAATCCAACTGGTACTGCGGCTTGTCCTGCGAGTACGGCCCACCGTTGTAGGTGATGGGGACGAGAGTCGCGCCCATGAGATCAGCCAGCTTCTGCGCGGAGGACTGGTCGAGTTGCGGGTTGTTCCGGTAGACATCCGGATCCCCGCCCGGGTCCGGGCCATCAGGTCCGGTGGTGTTCTGCTGGGTGTAGGCGGGTTTGTACCCGGCCTCATCGATTGTTCTTCTGAAGTCTGGCATCTATTTATCCACCGAATCCGCCGGCAAGCGATCCAACGATGCCCGCCACCTGCCCAATGGTCTGGAGGCCACTGGGGTTGTACTGCGTTGAGGACTGGCCCGTGCTGGTCATTCCCAGGTTTGGCAGATTCATGCCGAGAGCAGAGGACTGTAGTTGCAGGGGCAGCAATTCGTTCTGTCTACGCTCGTTATACTGCTGCATTAAGGCGTTGATCTGTTCCTGGGAAATGCCGCGGGAGTATTGATCGAGGCCCAGCATCTTCTGCATCGCATCCATCGGCAGTTGGTACTGCTGCTGGGCGATGCCGGGGAGTTGCCCCGCCGCCGCCAGCATCTGCGAGATGTTCTGGAACCCGGCGTTTTGGTTACTCATGTCCGACTGCGTCCTTGCCCCGGCGTTGTATTTGGACGCATCGAGCAGGGCCTGCTGGTTGGAGAGGCCCGCCTGCTGCCCGTACCCGGCGTTCGCCATCAGGGCCTGCATCGTACGATCCGTATTGGCCCCGCCGCCCTGCATCATGGCATTTAGGTTCTGCATGGCGGTGTTATAGTCCATGTTTTGGTTTGCCAGTTGGGCCTGCATGCGGTTGCCGCCAATCATGTTGGCCATGGTCAGATCCCGCTGGGTGTTGGCCTGCCCAGCGGTCAACCCGCCCTGCTGCAGCATACCGGCCAACTGTAGATCCTTCTGCGTATTGGCTTGCCCCGCGCTCAAACCGGCGTCCTTGAGCAGACCGGCCATGGCTAGATCCGCGCCTTGATTGGATTGACCCGCCGTCATGCGGTTGGAAATATCCTGGCCCGATAAACCGGCGGCGGTGTTGAAAGCGTTGCTGCGTTCCTGTGCGCTCATCCGCGCAGTGGCATCAGCGAACCCACGATTTGTTTCGCCTTCAACGACTCCATGCCGCCCGCCGCCAAAACTGCCCGTGCGAACGGCCTCGGATCCGTTCTGCATCTGCGCGATCTGGCGGGCGCGGTTCAAGTCCTGCGTCGATTGGTTAATGACATCGTCGGTGTAGCGGTTCTTATACTGATCCATCCCGGCGAGAATGTCGGACGTTTTCACGTCCTGGATTGTGCTGCGAGTGAAGTTCTTCAGCGGGTTATTCACGTCCCGGATTAAACTGGTGTCGAAGTTCCGCAGCGGGTCTTCCACGCTGCGGACCAATTCATTGGGAACGGACGCGTCAATGACCGTGCGCGGGCCACCGGCGGTGCCAACACGCTCCATCTGGTAGAGTTGCTGCTGCGCGGGGGTAAGGGACGCGCCTTTCATCTGGAATGGAGTGGGGTCATACCCATACGCGCCCACCGAAGTGGGTTCTTTGTTGAAGGCGGTATTCAACCAGCCCTCCGCGCGAGATAGTGTATCCGCCGGGTTAAAGGCCCCGTTGAGATTGTTGGCCATATTCCCACCGATTTCGCTGGCCCGTCCCACTGCCCACGTCGGATCCGCCACCCGGGGGGCGCTCTCCATCTTTCCCGTTGCCGGGTTCAACTGCGGAGCGCCATATACGTCCTGCTTGGCGTAATCGGCGCCCACCATCTGCGCCTTCGCGAAGTTGTCCAGGTACATCTGACGCAGTTGCGGGTCGATCTGTGTTGTCTGCCGCTCGTTCGTATCTGTGGATGAACTGCTCATAATTGCTTCTCCAAAACCACTGATTTCTTGCTGTACCCTTCGCTGGCCAGGAGACGCTCCCACCCGGGCCGGCCATTGATCGACACCACGTTGCAGCCGGATCGCCGCGCCCACTCCTCGCACCAGGTGCGGATGGCCAGGACCTCTTCCATCTCGCCCGCGGCCAGAAAACAGTGGCCAATGCGGACACGGGGGAGTTGGAGCAGTTGGCAGACGACAATGGAGCGGATACCGGGCCAGGCCACAAACAGGCCCTTCTCGACGCCCTCCACGATGTCCTCGTAGGTATGACTCCCGCCATTGTGCGCAAGGGCGGACTCGATCAGTTCCCGGTACCTGGCAAGGTCCACCATGCAGTTCGTCATGGGATCACCGTCGCGGCGAGGACGCCGGCATCGGACACCGTAACGGAGTATCGGGTGCCGTTCGGAGAGCGCAAAATGAGGCGGGCCGGGTAAACCTCAATGTCCAGGGTTTCCTTGCGGTTGTGCATGTCCGCGAGTTCCAGGTCATGCTGCAGGCGCCGCTGGCGGGCCTGGTCATATTTAGCGGGGGGATCGGGCAGTTTCAAGCTCATCTGCCGCCCCTTAGAACGTGGTCGAAGCGGAAGCGCCCCAAACGCCAATCGTGGGCGCCGGCGCTCTCGACGCGCACCGAGATCTCCCGGCCTGAGAAACGGACCGATGTGGGCTGGCGGGTGAGGGCGTATGGCCCGTGTTCGGTCACCGGGCCGGTGGGCCAGAACCGGGTCCGGAAGCGGGCCTGGACCTGGCCCGCTACCTTCTCGTCGGGGATGATTCCGACAATGGAATAGACGCGCGAGGCGTCACCCATCTCAACCGGGCCGGACTCGATGAAGGGGACGTCCCCGCCGAAGTCGCGCCCCGTCTCATGCGCCCAGAGTTTGCCATCAGGACTGATGTAAATGGGGTAGGGGAAAACCCCTTTGGACTCGCCCGCGGTCCGCGGCATGGTGCCGATGGCCCAGGTGTCCATGCCGTAGTTGTAGAGGACATAGCGGTCGCACTCGGTGCTGCTGCCGGACGGGTAAAACCAGATGATTTCATCGAGGCCCGGGAGCCGGACCGAGTAGACCTTTTCCATCTGGGCGTAGTTCAGGTCTTTAAAGACGTAATCACCCACCGCGCAGGGAAGATGAGTGACCGTGCCGCTATAAATGTAGAAGCTGCCCTGGCCCATCCAGTAGGCGTTATCGTCAAACGATTCCAGGCAATTGGCGCTGATGGCGCCGCAGCCGGTCGCGACTCTCTGCACACCATAAAAGGCCGGGTAGCCCACATAGTCGAGAACGTGGGCATCCACATTGGTGAGGACCAGATTCTGCTTCCGGACCTTGCATGCCGTCCGGACCACCCCCGGCGTCTGCAGGGTCAGGAACCCGGCGCTCGTTGTGGCACTGATGGCCCAGGCGGTATAGTCTTCCGCCGATGACCATTCGATGCGGCGCGGATCACCGCGGGCGCCCATCAGCATGCAGAACCGCTCCTCTGTTACCAGGACCACTTTGTTGTTGATTGGGACCGTGCCGGTGGTCGCGACAACAGGAACCGCGTCGATGTTCGGATCCCCAGTCCATTGGAAGAGCCGGCCATCATCGGACTGGACTGCGAGTAACGTCTGCCCGAAATTGTCGAGACTCCAGGTGGTGGCCAAGGCGGTCGCGCCGGCGGTTTGCCGCGGCGTGCCATAAAGGCCTCGCCCGTAGATCCCAACGCCGTAGCCTTGAAACGCGCGGGTGTCGTCGCGCCCGGGAACGAGGCCCGCCGGCGAGATATCGAAGAGTTCTACACCAGTACAGACGTAGAGTCCTGTATGCGTCCCAATCGCCAGGAATGGAGTATTCGAGTTATCCCTCCAGGCGTGTGCCGCACGGGCCTTGCCGGTGACCTGCATTTGGAGGGAGGTGACGTTGGAGTACAACGCGACAAACCCGCCCATAGGCTGGAGAACGCCTTCATTCCAACGGATCAAGTTTGAGTTGAACCAGCGCCCCGCGCTCTGGAGTTCAGTACCCAGCCTTACGATCCCCGGAGGAAGTCCCGCCTCGAAAAGTTTCATTGCGCCTTGATGAGTTCCCTTTTATTTGGAGCCAGCATCCACTTGCCTTGGAGGCTATGCTGCCTTGCGAAATACGAGAGAATCGCCTGCGAGGCGATGTTGAGCGGTTCCATCTGCTGATGTATCTCAGCGATCATGCTGATAGCCGCGTCATCCAGCGGGAACGTCTCGGGGGCCTCAATGGCGGGTTCGACCTGAATTTGTTCTTGTTCCATAGGTCAGATTGTTTTGTTAACCGTGGCCTCGGTGGCGCCCTGCACCTCGGCGTCCGTGGCTAGGGAGTTGCCGGTTACCGGATCCACCCCCGCGGCTTGAATCGCCGGATCCATCACCACAAATGGCTGGACCTGGGAGGCCACCTGCACCGGCTGGCTGTACACCGAGTCCGCCCAGCGTTCCAGCGACACATGCCCGATAGCATTCGAGTTCGTGGTGTGGATGGAGTCGCTGTATTTAATGCAGGCCACCTGGACCCGGCCCCGGAATGCCTGCTGCTGCATGAGGGCGGCTGATTCGTCACTTGTCATTGCCATAAAAAACCTCTTTCTTTAAACGAAATTGAGATCCGCGGAACGGACCGCACCATCGGAGAAACGGCAGAAGAAGCGCAGTTGGGTAACACTCGCCTGGGTTACGGTGAACGATTGGTTGTCCAACTTGGCCTGGT